GCCGAAGCAAACTTATATAACCATCCACCTCCAGGCCCTCCGGTTTGATCCGGACTGTGGTGGGACGCACGCCGCAGGCGCGCCAGCTAACGAGGTAGGGTAGCAACTCCCTTTCTGATGTATAACCATACCCCCTGCACATCTTGTATATCGTACATGGGGACACATACCATAAGTGTGTTGTGAAGCACTTCTGTCAATGGTAACTATTTCAGCGAGACAATAAATATGTTTTATGGGTTTTATATTTTTCAATGTTTTTGGTTTTTGGCCGGAATTCATATCGGCTATAAGCAGCAGGCTAACAATAAATGCAATAATAAATATTTACAATGGAGGTGCTACCGGAAAGGGACTTTGGGTCGAACAGCGCGAGTTGCGTACAACATAAAATTGCGCCGCAACACGCGACTGACCACCGGGCCAAGCTCCGAAAAAGGGGTTCTACGTATTGAATTACTTCGGGGTGACGTACTATATGCTGCACCAGCGATACCAATTAAGGTACCGAGGGCCGCAGGAATAAGCACCGAGAAAGCACCAAAGATAGAGTCTACAGTCGGTTTGGAATCCGGTGGACTGTTGTGCTTGGACCCGCCGTTTGTAGGCAGATCCGGCCTATGTTCAGGAGCAGATGATGGTGGTTTGATTACCATCGGTCCACTCCACCCCCCGCCAGGACTAGGACTTATGCCCTGGCGGATCCATTTCCCGGCCGTTCTGCAACAGAAAGGTTCTGAAAGATGTTTAAACACTCATCAAGAACAATTCCGTTTGCTGGACTACAAGATAGGGAATACCCAACCGTATACGGGTCATCAGGTATCACTTCCCACATCCATTTAATGGATACTGAATATGGGTTGGACCCTGCCTGTGATATGGCTGTCTGGTCCCCTATAATGGCCACTACGAGCACATTTTGGCCTCCTTGAGTCCCTACACCGCCATCGGGTTGCCTCCAGACTGAAGTCAATGGAGCGTTGGTGGTTGCCGCAGTGACTGAGTAATTCTCAGGTGCTGCTGCGGCAAGTTGATACGTAGGGGTTCCTCCAGGAAACCATCGATAGACCATCGGATCATTTCCAATCCGCTGTTCTGAATAAGAGGATGCCTGCTGCTTAATGCGTGAGGGGTCCTGGAGAACATCATTCAATCCAGTTCCCAACACAGCTCCTAACAATGAGAGCGAAGTGCCAGTGGTCGCAATAGTGGAGCCCTCCCCAGTAACTGGTACCAACGCGGCAATCAGCTTGCCAGATCTATTGAGTTCAGTGCCCTCATAGGTAACACGAACGGCAATGCCGGTACACCGAATACGACTTCTTTTCTCGTTAACATTGGTAGTGCCGAGAACGGCACTTATGTTTGGGATTGAAGAAGGTGTTGACGTGGCCGTCAACGTATTCCATGGCGAATTGAAACCGACTCCATTGCCAGCAAGATCTGATAATAAACCAGCCGAATTGCCAGAAAACGTAGTATAGTACGGGTAAGGGGGAATAACAAAACCAAAATTGTGCGTGGTCGTGTCGCCTCCGTCATTATTGTAAACGGACCCACGATAGTCTTGATAACTGGGGCATAGCCCACTTGATGTTGTGCAGGAATCAGGAATATGCGTAGGGTCAAACGTAAATGGTTCGGAAGCACTCAACGCCCACGATGGAATCAAATTTTGGTCAGAAGTTCTTCCACCCCTCTTTGGCGGGCGTTGCGCTTTTGGCCTTCGCTTTGACTTAGACTTGGGAAGTTCAACTATAGGAAGGAGTTCTACCTTCTCTCGAATAGCGACTGTCCCCGGGATGGTCTTCTTAGTCATAACAATAATAATAAATAGGACAATAAATAATTTAAAAACTCTACGATCGCTAGCGTAAGAGTTGCTAATATATACAATAAGAAAATGCTGAAATATTGCTACTAATGTATTGGATACCAGTTAGTTCTGGGACTGTTCATGATTGATTAACCAGTTAATTGGAGGCGCCGTGCAGTCTCTCGGCATTCTGTTTAGCACCGTACACGGTTTTGGGCCATCACAATCAATCACCCAATAGGGAATATGGCTGAATGACATGGAGGACAGCTTTTAGCAATTTCAAAGCTCGTCCAACAGGTCGCCATATGGGATAGGAGTTGAATAAATTCTCCATGCTAGTTTGTTCGTCTGGAGTGATTCCGAACGCTAGCCAAAAAGAGTATCTCGAATACGGGGTTACTTTTCGAAATTTGCTAATCAGACCTTTCCGAAGCGCATGTTTGCCCTCGGAAATCTCCCAATCGGTGAGTTTAGCTCTCTTACCATCCGATGATTTAACGTATATTTGATAATACGACTGGCAACACGGTATTCCAGTCGTAAGCGCCATTCCACCCTCGCCTGT